TACTGAATTAGATTTTTCTCATGGATATAATAGTGGCTCAAATGAGTATAGAATTGGTAGAGGCAATGGTATTGGGACTGCTGCTAATACAGCTTTTGCCGTAGATTCATCTACAAATGTAGTGATTCAATATGGTCTACAAATACCAACATTTACAGAAGCAGAAATAAAAGTATCAACTCCTACGTACGTGGGCATGGTATTTTATGATTCTGATAATAAGGCGTGTATTGTATCCACAGGAACAACTACTTGTTTTGATTATGGTACAATAAACGACGGAACGACAGCTCCAACAGGATGGTAAGGAATAATAATGAGTGAAATAATTACACTTGAGCAACAAAATATTTGCATTAATGCGTAAATTAAAAGAAGCAAATGAGCAATTTGCAAGACAGAACCAATTAATTTATGCAAAGTTATATCATCCAGTTAGAGGAAAAACAATTAATTTTAATCGTTTTCCTTATTTAGTAGATATATATGAAGATACTGCAAAAGAAATTGCAGTGCAAAAATCAGGACAATGTGGTATTAGCGAGTATTTAATTGATGAGGCTTTTTTCTTAACAGAAAATTATAAGATAGTTGGATTGTATTGTTTTCCAGCACAAGCTCAATTAAATGCATTTAGTCATGCAAGAGTTGAACAGGTTATAAAACAGTCATCTCATTTAAGCAATATTTGTGGTGATACAAATAATGTTTCTTTAAGAGAAATAGGAAATTCACATATTTATTTTCGAGGCATGCAGGATATTAAGCAAATTATTTCGGTAGATGCAGATTATTTAATGTTAGATGAGATAGATGCAATGCGTCAAGATTATATTCCGATTGTAGAAAAACGATTGGGAGGTTCTTTACATAAAATTAAAAGATTTGTTTCTACTCCTACATATCCAAATTATGGCATTAATGCGAAATATAAAGAGGGCGATCAGAGGGAATGGTTTATTAAATGTGAACATTGCGGTTATTGGCAGTATTTAGATTTTTTCAAGAATGTAGATTTAAAACGTGGTATTTATATATGCAAAAAATGCAAAAGAAATATAAATAATTTAATGAAGGGAGAATGGATAGCAAGACATAAAGACAGGGAATTACATAGTTATCATATAAGTAAGTTAATGAGCTCTAGATCTACTGTTAAAGAGCTTGAAAAGGCGTTCAAAGACAAAGTAGCATTACAGCAGTTTTATAATTTCGACCTAGGATTGACTTATATAGTAAGTGGTTCAAAATTGCAGAAAGATAATATAGATGCGATTGTCAAGAAATCAGATTACGATATAAAGTATTCGGGATATAGATGCACTATGGGAGTAGATGTTGGAACAGAAATTAATTTATATATCACTCAATGCGACGAAGAGATTCCGAAGACATTATTTGTTGGAACTGTAAAAGATTTTGAAGAATTAGATAGATATATGAATGTTTATAATGTGACAATGTGCGTTATAGATGCCTTACCAGAAACAAGAGAATCAAAGAAATTTGCAAAACGCTTTCCAGAAAGAGTGCGTTTAGCATATTATCCAAATATGAAAATGGATATATATTATAAAAAAGATCATAGAGACGATGTTCTTATAGTAGATATTAATAGAACATTGAGTTTGGATTATATGTTTAATGATTTTTTTATGCAGACAATTAAGTTGCCAAAAAATATGGAATCAGTTGAAGATTTTTACGATCAAATGACGTCATTAATAAGAGTAAAAGAAGTTGATAAAAATGGAAACCAAACAGCAAGATATATAGAACAGGGTGCAGATCATTATTCACATGCTAGAAATTATTGTCGTGTTGCTGAATCATTATTGAATGAATTAAATTCATATAATTTTATACCGACAGATAGACGAAAAGATAGAACTTTTTCTGGCGGAAATAAACGATTATTATAAGGGGGAGTAAGTGGCTAAACATAAAAAGAAAAATAAAATATCAACCGAGAAAAAGAGAGTAACTATTAAACTTCCTCCAAAGTTTAAGGAATTTATTACAGATAAAAAAATGCAAAATGAATTTGTAAAATTTGCAACCGATCAAACTTCTGCTAGACCTCCACTTGGAGAAATAACTTCATTTGCAGATATGTGGGAAACTGCAATTACTGGTAGAAAATATAATCCAGATGATGTTTCTTTAGATACATATAAGTTGATGAGAAAAGATGCGCAACTTCAACTTGGATTAAAAGTAATTAAGTTTCCAATTAAAGCTATGAAATGGTGGGTCGTTAGTGATGATAAAGATATTAGAAAGTTTGTAGAATATGCATTAAAAAGAGTTTGGAAGTCTGTTATGTCAAATATATTAAATGCATTAGACTTTGGTTTTTCTGCATGTGAAAAAGTTTGGGAAATACAAGATATAGATATTACTCGTAGAGATGGCGATAAAATGGTGACAGCATTTAAGGGTCAGGCAGTATTATTAAAAAAATTAAAAGATCCAGATCCAGTAACAGTGACTATAATCACAGATGATAATGGTGATTTTAATGGTTTTGAACAATCTATATCTGGAGCTTCTAAAGTAACTGTTCCAGCAGAAAAGTCATTTATTTTTACAAACGAAAAAGAATTTGGAAATTTATATGGAAAATCATTGTTAAGATATGCGTATGATTATTGGTACTGGTCAACATTAATGTATCAATTTTTAAATAGATATTTTGAACGAAGAGGAACTCCTCCAGTTCTTGCAAGGGCTCCAGGAGGTAGAACAAATTTAAGCGATGGAACAGTAGTAGACAATTTAACATTAGTGCAAAAAGCTGGAGAGAGCTTAACAGAAAATTCAGTAGTAGCACTTCCTTCGGTAGCTGATGATAGAGGAATACATAAATGGGATATAAATTATTTAAAAGACGATCAACGTGCAGATATGTTTATGAGATATATAGAGCATCTTAATGTTATGAAATTAAGAGCTTTATTTGTTCCAGAAAGAACAGTAATACAAGATAGTGAAATGGGAGCAATGGCGGTAGCAAAAACTCATCTAAGTGTATTTTTAATGGGATTAGAGGGACTAACTCAAGACATTATAGATCATTTTAATAAGTATTTAATTCCTCAATTAATTAAATATAATTTTGGCGAAGGTGTTGCCGAGGCAACTTTAGAAACAAGTGGTTTGAGTTCTGAAAGTAAAAATTTATTAAAGCAAATAGTAGTGACTACAATCAAAAAAGGCGATGGAAATATACCATTAGATATGATAAAATCATTAGAAGAGTTAGATTTACCTATAGATGAAAATTGGGTTTCCACAAAACCAAAAGACAATAAAGAAAGTGATGTAAAAGATGAAGACGAAGATGATAATATAGGAGCTCCAAATGCCGAAATTAAAACAGAAAAGAGCGTTGACGATTTACGAAAAGAATGTAGACTTTCAGAGATACGAACTCTTCTTGAACTTGAGTAAAGATCAAGCTATAAAAGAATTACAAGAAGTAGTTGATTATCAGAAAACTATATATGTCAATGCTATGAAAAGAATATTGAGAGCAAAAGGAACTATTGCTAGAAAAATTAGAATTATTAAAAATATTAAAATAAAATTTTATAAAAATTTTACTACAATTTTGAATAATTATCTTAATGTAGTTTGTCTATTTGGATTAAGACAAACTACTAAAGAATTAGGAATTAAGAATCCTAAAAAATTATCTTCAGATATCAATAGTTGGATTAAAGCAATAGTATATACTATTGTAATAAAATATTTTAATGAAATTAATTTATTGGTTACATTGCCTATTATAAATAATATTGGAAGAGGTTTATCGGATAATGAATTAATTTATAGACTTAATATAATTTTTGATAAAGTAAGATCGAGTAAACCGAATAATATAGTGAATGGTATAGAAGGAAAAGCATTATTTAGAGGAAGAGATTTAGCAGTAAAAATTTTTAATGGCAATATAAGATTAGAGGTCGAGGGTTTTTCTGCAGCGTCTATAAGTGATATTTTAAAAAGAGAGAAAGTAGTTGCAGCACAATGGAGTGCAATTTTAGATAAGAATGTGTGTGAATTATGTGCATCATTAGATGGAAGAATAATAGATATTGAATCACCAAGTTATGCTTATTATTCTCCTGGAGATTTGCATTTAGGCTGCAGATGTATGTGGGTTTATATTACAAGTGCAGAACGTCCAGAAAATAGAGTTATTGATTGGAAAAAACCTTCAACTGCTTTATTGAAAAAATATGGAAATTCAGAAATATCAGGTGGATCTAGAGAGTTGTTGCCAGAAGAACAATAGGAGGATTTTATGCCATATAGCAATATTGCATCTATTCCACAAGCATTAAAAACAGCAGGATTATCATTGGCTCAAGCTAATGATTGGAGCAAATATTATGATGAAGCTAAAAGTCAATCAGGTATTACATCTCCTGCTGCGATAGCTTGGAAGATTTTCAAACAAAAATATTATAAAATAGATAATAAATGGAAAATAAAAAAATCATATAAGGGGGAGAAAATGAATAAAGTAGTAAATGAATTAAAAGGATATGAGTTGGTATATAGAGGCTCTCCTTCTCCAGTAGAAATGGAGGATATAGAAGCCGAAGGAAAAACTTATGAAAAAGAATTAATTAGAGAAGGTGAGTGGGCACATCCACAAAAACCAAGCGTTAAATTAAAAATTACTCTTAAAAGAATGCAACAATGGGTTGAAAATTTTAATAAAAATTTATTTAAAGTCCCAGTTCCTAAAAGACATTCATTAGATCCAGAAGATAATAGAGGATGGCTTAAAAAATTATTTTTAAAAAAAGACAGTAGAGGAACTCATGTATTATATGGTCATTTAGATATAACAAATGATAAAATGCAGAAATTAATAGATAATGGCGATATTCAAGATGTGTCTGTATCAATAGGTGATTATATGGATAATCAAGGTAAACGTCATGGTGAGGCTTTACAGCATGTAGCATTAACTATTATTCCACATATAGATAGTCAATCGGGCTTCAGTCCTATTAATAACGAGGGCTATATTTGCTTTGAGGAGGTTGGTTATATAAGTGATATGGAAGAAAAAATTAAAAGTGGGGAAGTATTTGAAGAAACAAAACAAAAAACTATTGCTGAAGAAGAAGCACCCGAAGGTAGCAAAGAAAGAGAAAAAGAAAATATGTCTCAAGCTATTAAAAATGCAAGATTATTTCCAGAACCTGATAATTTTATTATTGTAGGTACTTATGAAGATAGAGTCATTATACAATATTTTGGTGGAGGTGCGGGTATAGATGGATCTCCTATGTCAAATAGATATTTTGAAATTCCATATACAAAAGCTCTAGATAAATCTTATATATTTGGAGATAAAACTGAATTAGTAAAAAAATATTATTTTATTACAAGAGATATAAATCCAATGTTAGAAAAGGAAGAGAAAAAAAATCAAGAGGAGGTGGAAGAAATGAAAGAGTTTGAAGCTATGAAAGAAGAAAATGCTAAACTTGAAACTGCAAAGGTTGAGTTGGAAAAGAAAATTGCAGAATTAAAACCTAAAGTTATTGAGTTAGAAGCAAAGGTAACTGAACTTGAAGAAAGTGGAAAAAAGAAAGATGAAATCCTACAAAAAATTGAGGATGAAAAGAAAGTCGTTTTCGAACAAAGAATAGAAGATAAAGTATCAAAACTAGTAAGTGATGGTCATGTGCTTCCTGCTGACAAAGAAGAGGTTAAGTCAGTTCTTTTAGAAGGCGGAAAAGCTGCAGAAATTCTAGAAAAAACATTGCTTAGACAAACAGCAGTTGATTTAGATGATAAAACAAAATCACAGTCTAGTAAACCTACGACTAATGAAGGAATGACTGAAGAAAAGGCAAAAGCAGAGGCAGATAGAATTGTTGATGGAAAATAAGAAGTAGAAATAAGATAGTGTTATAAAAATTATTTATTTTAAGGAGGTGAATTTAATTATGAGTTATCCTGGATATGGAACTACGTTATCTAATGATCCTACAGCAATACTTGCGTCTGCTCATGGTTACGTTGTTATAAACGTAACAATTAAAGCAGGTGAAGGTGTTATTGAAAAGGGAACATTGCTTGGAATTGAAACTGCTACAGCAAAATATGTTATTTATGATGATGCTGCGATTGATGGTAGTGCAGTTGCAGTTGCAATTATAGCTGACAAAGTTGATGCTACAAGCGTAGATCAGTTGGTTGCTGCTTATATCAAAGGTGTATTTCAGCAGAGCAAATTAACTGGTTATGATGCTGCGGCATTAGTCGATCTTAATGGTCGAGTAGTCGGTCCCGTTGGTGGGGCAGCTACTGATATTATAGTTGTATAATTAATTTTTAATTATTTATTTTATTGTTATCCTTTATAAAATGTAAACTATTAAAGGAGGTAAAATACAATGGCATATGGAGAACTTTCAATATTACAGCATCAGGTTATGACTGAAGTTGTCAGAAAGTTTCCTACTCCTCAGTTTATTGGAAAAAATATGTTTCCAGAGAAGCCTATAGATTCTAATACTGCAGTGTGGGAAGAAGTTCACGGAAATCGTGATATGGCAGACTATGTCGTTCCTGACGGTGAGGGTAACATTGTTGCACGTTTGGGAGTACAGCAAAAAACGTCAACAGTTGCTTGCCTTAAAGAAAAAAAACAATTGAAGGGTTCGACTCTTGCATGGCTACGAAAAGTCGGAACAGAACATACCAAAATTGCAGAATCTGCAGTTAAGGAAGAACTGGAAGACTTAGATAGTCGTCTTGAGTTTAGGAGAGAATGGGCTAGATGGCAAGCTCTTACTGGAACTCTTACAATTGATCAGGCAAAAGTTAAATTCTCAGTTGATTATGGTATTGATGCGACACATAAACCGACAGTAGGAACTGCTTGGAGTGATGTGAGTGCAGATATTATAGGGGATTTAGCAGCCTATAAAGAAATTATGCAGAAAGATAGCAGCGAAGCTGCTACTACTGTATATTTAAATAGTACAGTTATGAGTTATCTGATAAAGAATACGGGACTAAAATCCCTTATGGGTGAGCAGTTAAAAACTCAAATTTTGCAAAGTGGTTCTATTACTCGCGTACTTGGTTTGAATTTTGTTGTTTATGATACGGGATACGTTCCAGCAGGTGGAGCATTTACGAAATTCGTAGATGACGGTCATGTTTTTATGGTGACTAATTCCACATTTGCAGAAGAGCAAATTGCACCTTCTACTGATCCAAAATCTGGTTATAGACCTGGGAAATTTAGTAAGTCATGGGTTGAAGAAGACCCTGCTGGTATTTGGATACTTATTGAATTAAACAGTTTGCCTATTATCAAAAGAGTAGAAAATATTATATACATAGATATACTACCCTAATTTTTAGGTAGTTTATTATATAGATATGCAGACGTAAGGGAGTATTATTCTCCCTTACGTCTATAAATAAATTGTTATATGTAAAGATGTTACTAATAAAGATAGTATTATCTTTAAATATAATAAACAGATAGGAGGAATACAAATGTTATGCACAATCGAGAGTATTAAAAGAATACTAGAAACACAAAAAGATAATATTAAAATAGGCACAGATGACGACGATACTCTTACAGAGATAAGTGCATATCAAAGTATTAGAGAAGCAGATGCTTTAATTTATAGTTACTTAGATGGTATTTATCAATTACCATTAAGAAATAGAATTTTATATCCTACAAGTGGAATTGCTGCTACTAAAAGTTTGATTTATCAACCAGAAACTCCAAGACAATTAGCAGTTATTATAAGAGGAGATGGAGATTTAGATTCTACTAATACTGTCGTTATTAATGGAACTGATTATAATGGAGCAGCATTAACAGAAGGATTGGTTTTTACTTCTCCAGGAATGCAGGTTACTGCAAATTATTTTAAAACAGTAAATGAAGATGGAATAGAATGTGGTTCGCAAATACAGGCATTAACAAGTGCATCATTAACAGTATTAAGTTATGATATATTAAATTATTTATGCCAAAGATTATCATGCTATAATATTTATAGAGATATATTTGCAAATAATTCTCCAAATGATTTGCCATTAGCAGTAAAGGAGTGGAAAGAACAAGCTGAAAAAATATTGGAAAAATTACATGATAAAAAATTATATTTAGTGTCTCAAGTAGCACCTTCAGATTTGTCATTAATAGAAAGACCAGTATATAATAAGCCGACCAAGTTTTTTGAATATAGAGGAATAGCTGGACTTGAAAGATTATATGATTCAGATTATCAAGATTATGATGGTGATCATCCTATGAGCACCGTTGGCTCTGGCGGTTCTGGGATGACAATAGAAACGCAAGTAATTATTCCTCCTGGAACTTGGACAAATGGATCTAGACCTGCTACTCCATATAACGGACAGTCTGGATTTAATTCTGAATCTCAACAATTTGAGGGATGGAATGGAACTATGTGGATCATACTAGGATAAGATTATGGAAATGATAAGATTAGAATTTGGTATAGATCATAAAGAGTTTAAAGAGATGAGCAGATTTTTTATTATATCAGGTGAAGTCTTAGCTAATTTAAAACCTATGTAT